GGTAGATAATGTTATACCTAATCGCATCAATAATGTGATTCCACGCATCAAGATACAATTTAGATGCCTTATTTAAATAAACATAGTTGTTAAATTCTTTGGCAATATTCTGTGATTGTGGGTCTACTATAATTTGATAGTCTTGCATTCTTACTATACCTGATTCAATCGTTCCTTTCTTTACAGGTTGGATGTTAATGCCTTGATAACGCAGGTCATCAATCAATCTAGGTTCTGCGGAATCGGCAATGATTAAACCGCTATTGCATTTTTCTTTAATTAACGATGCAAGTATGTGTGTCTTTAATCCTCGCTCATAAATTACCTCCTTAACATAAATTATCTTTCTTGACTTATCTATTGCCACCTCAGCTAGAGCATCTGGATCTATTGAGAAACCAAAGTCCATGCCGTATGAAGTTTGCAAGCCATTAGGATTAAACGTGCCAAACTGCCAATTTGTAAACACAACTCCTTCTGCCTTGTCTAGCCATCCGCCAAGTATTGCGTGCTGGTATTTTTTTGGATTTGTTTCCTTAATCCTTTGTACCTCATCTAAAAATGATTGGTCTAAATGCTCAATATTATCTTCGTATGTGGTATGGATATAAGTAACGTTCCCTTTTATCCCGTTAAATCCACCTTCAACTCCAGCTTGCTCAAAGAATCGTTTATAAATCCAATGCTCTTTGGTAGTCGGATTAAATATAATAATGATTCTGTTTTGAACTCCCTTCTGTCTAACCGATAAGTTAATCTTGTCAAAAGTAGCCTCTTCCGTCAATTCCTCTGCCTCCTCTAGCACCCAATCCGTTACACCTTGTAACGACTTTAAATTTGCAGTTTGGTCTCCTGACGATGTCTTTAAACCTCTAAATATTATTTCGCTTTTTGATTGCAGATTTATAATATCGGTTTTTGTTACTTCAAATTTCTTTTCCGATTCCAGTAGTTGAATCTTTTCTTGGAACTCAGGAATAATTGACAAGTGAGCGGATGTCATTGTCTGCCTTGTAAAAAGAATTTTATGACCCTTTTCAAATGATAGTAAACTTGTAAACGTTCCAACCCCAAATGATTTTGAGCTTCCCCGACCTCCTGATATTATAAAGTATCGAGTATCATTAAATAACGCTTTCCATTTATTGTTTAGAAGAATCATCCTTGAATTTCACCAAATCACTTAGGTTAAAATCTTTTACTTCATGAGTATTATTGCTTTCCACGTGGGTCATTGATAATTGCTTTAACTCATCAGGAGATGCAATCAGTTTCATTAGGCCCATTTGCAATGTTGGGTTCTCTGATTTATACCACTTAGAACGCATCGAAACTTTAATTTCTGTTTTAACTTTTGTTAAGGCATCTTTTATGGTGTCTAATTTTTCCAATTCTAAGTTGTAAAATGTTGCTCTTGAACATGGTAAATAAGCAATTACATCATCAATAAAAAAGAGTTTATTCTTTTCTATTGCCTCTAGCGATTTTAACTCTAATTCTTTTGGATTATATGCCATAAGGTTGTCCGTTCTTTTTAATTACTAATGCTGGGTCTAATTTTATCATTCGGTCAATTATTACTTGGCAATATCTAGGATCATATTCAACTATGTATCCTTTTCTATTAAGTTGGTGACAAGCTACCATTGTAGTTCCCGAGCCGCCAAAAGCATCTGCTACTATATCACCGACCTTTGAAGAGTTTTTAATTTGATATGCAAATAGTTCTATTGGCTTCATTGTAGGATGCTCCGCATTTCTTGATGGCCTATTAAAATCTAAAACCGTTGTTTGTTTTCTATCTGAATACCATTGATGTGCTGCGCCTTCTTTCCATCCATATAAGCAAGGCTCGTGCTTCCATTGATAATCTTGTCTTCCCATCACCATACTATTCTTAACCCAAATAAGACATTGCTTGACCATTATACCAGCATCTTTCATTGCTTGTCTAAAATTAGCTCCTTCGCTATCTGCATGCCAAACATACCAAGCTCCTCCTGCTTTAGAATATGATCCTAATGCAGTATAAAAATCATAAAGGAATTGATAAAAATCTTTATCACCCATATTATCATTTTCAATAGTCAAAGCATCTTTTGTTTTTCCTTTATATGCTACATTATAAGGTGGGTCGGTAACTACCATATCAGCAAATTGATCATCAAATAATTTGCCAAATGTATCAGTTTGAGTGCTATCCCCGCAAATTAATTTGTGTTGCCCTATTTCAAATATATCTCCTAATACAATATTTGTTTCAAGACCACCTTCTGGTGCTTCATAACCATCATCATCGGCCTCGCCTTCATCCTTTATATCAAATACAGGTATATCTAAACCCCAAGCCTCAAGCTCTTCCGTATCCCATTCGTTTGCAATCATATCCCAATCCCATTCGCCTCCGCTTGTATTATCCTTGATAAGAAATTCTCTTTGCTTCTCCTCTGACAAATCAGTAACAATAACTGGTATTTCTTTTATTCCTGCCTCTTTGCAAGCTCTAAACCTCATATTGCCACCAAGTATAATCATGTCCTTGTTTACTACTATGGGCCGTATATTCAGCATCTCAGGGAAATCCTTAACTGATTGTACTAATTTTTTAAATTTATCATCCTTAATTAATCTAGGATTATTAGGATTCAATTTAATGTCAGATATTTTCTTTATTTCCATTGTATTTATATAAGGTACATTTCCTCTTTGACAAGTTTCCAATAAATCTTGTCATCTATTTTTAACTTCTGCTCAATAACTAATTCGACAATATACAATCCGCATTGGATAGCCATTGACTTGGTGCCTGTGTAATATAGGCAATTGATAAATATCTCCCTTGCTTTTTCGCTAGGCTTCATTATCATGCTCCATATAAACGCTGCGTAGTTTGCCTATTGTATCTCTCCAGCATGAATCACATGATGTTTGTTGCAAGTTAACTTTAAACACATTAAGATATATTTTAGCCAATTCTTGTTGCATCATCGGTGTGATGGTTTCATGATTTTCTGCAAAGAATAAATCTAAATACTTATAGTCCTCTATTGATAAACATTCAGGATTATTGTAAGGGAATAATTTATTAAGGATTTCTTTTCTTTTGTCGCATCCGCAATCAAAACCGATTGCTTCGGCTAACTTGTCAACACCTGCCTTTATGCCAGTTGCTTCTGTGAACTTTTCTATTGAATCTCCAAGTCCTTGTGATTTTCTTTTGCCCATAGTTGTAATTTGTTTTTACAATTTCTAATTGTGTTATAAATACTTGTAAATGAAATGCCTGATTCTCTTGACATTTTTCGCATTGATATTCCTTTTTTTAAATAAACCGAAAACAACATTTGATCGTAATAGTCCCATGTTGATATGTAATCAAAATACGGTTTAGTTGATTCAATAATTAAATCTTCTATTTCGTATTCTGATATAAGGTATTCAATTTCTTTTGTAAACTCTACCTTTAATATTTTTACTCTTAACAAGTCAGCAGTTAAACTCCGCAATGTATAATAAAAATAAGCCTCATTAATTTCTTTGTTTTTATCTAAGATTTTAATGTAGGCTTCTTGCACAATGTCTTCGGCATAAGTTAACTCGCCAAACTTTCTGACAATATTAATCCAATGTCTGTGTCGTTTAACAAGATGATTTATTCCGTTCACTCTTTATTTTTTAGAATTAGGACTATATAAATTAGTATAAATACAATGTATAATATGCCTACAAATATACCAGTAACTACAAGACTATCCATTGTGTTTGTTTATTTCGTGTTCTAAATACCAAATAGCTTTTAGCAAGTCTTGTTTTTGATTGCCTTTCTTATCAGCTCGCAAAATATACTTTATTGCGTTACCAGTATTAAAACTTAATCCAAAGTCATCTATTATGTCAATAACCTCAAATCGGTTGCCCTGATAATGCGGAGGCGAATTAACCAAGTCTACTTTAACTGGTTCTTGTATATCTTCTATAATAACTGGAATGTCATCCCAGACTTTTTCGACAAACTTTTCCATTTTAATCTAACAAATTAGATATTAAACTTCTTTCTAGGCCATCTTCTGCGTTAGATGCGGAACGATTAAAGGCTACTTTAAGCTCTAACTCTGTAAATAACAAAGTGTTGTATTGTCCGTTGTAATTTAATATAACAGCGTAGTATTCATCCTTTGCCGCTTTCCGTTTGTCCTTATTAACAATTCTTTTAACTTGCCCTACTCTTGCTTTCATTTTATGGATTTTTAATTCAAAGAATCTAGTGTTTCGTTAAAAGTAATTAGCTCAAGAATTGAACCATCAACAAACCTGCAAGTCCCTTCATTGTCTCCTTGTTGCTGAGTATGCTGAGACAATTGTGCAATTTGCTCCTGATCAATCCAGCTTCGAACAATACTTCCGTCTTCGTTTCTTGTCGTAATCTTTACAAATTTTTTCATGATTTTTTTTGTTAAAGTAATTTGTTGTATAAATCTAAAAACTTTTTTTTAATTAACAAAGCTAACTAGCTAGAAATCAATATCTAAGCCGTATGATTTTAGCAGTATGTTAAGTTGAGTATTTAGTCCTTCGTGTCTTACTTCGTCCATCTCGGCCATTATCATTCCAAGCTTAAAAAACTTTAGCATTACATCTCCAGCCATAACGTGTTGGTCCACTACTTCTGCCTCCGCTCCTTCTTTATAAAGTTTATCGGTTATTGCCAGTAATTCATTAAGCAAGTTTTGGCTTTTAAATTTAAGCGATTGCTTATTGTAAATTGATTGCCTAAAATCGTTTTCAATGTGATCTACAAGAGCGTTTGTTAACCCTGCATAGATGACAAAAGTTTCCTTTTCTGTTAGTTTATTCATTTTGGTTTAGTTTATCTTTAATCATTTTGACCTTTAAGAAGCTGAGCATCTGAAGCCATCCAGTGCAATGTATTAATCTTTCTCGGTTTGTTTGTAAACATAGCAATAAATTATTTACAATTATTCCGTTGCCTAAGTTAAGTTCCGTATTTGGTTCTATGCTTTGGGCATCAATCCAATCTATTGCGTTCTGGTAATTACTTGGAATCTTCATAAATAAAAATTTCAATTCTTAGATTTAAATACTAATAAAAATTTCAATTCTTGGATTTAATTTATCTATATTTTTAATCATAACTAGCCTTACGCATAGCCTATCGTTGGCTATTATACCGCACTTCTGCAAGCAATCTAATATTACCTTTGCCGCGTTGTCTAGGTCTGATCTGTTCGACTGAAAGTAAACGATAATATTAATTCCAAACTCTACGCTTATGGTTTCTCTTATCGTTAGCGTTTGCAATCTAAAGCTCTCTTCGTACTGGAGTAATGGCTTAGACTTGTAAAGCCGATTATTGCCAATACGATAGCCGTTAGATTTACTAGGCACTTGGCCGTAGATAGTAAAGTTTATCATTGTTAATAAGTTTCCTTAAAATATTCTTCTGCATTATCGTGAAATAATACTTCGTAATTAAAATACCCAGAATCAAATGCACTCATTATCTGCTCTTTCTCCATTTGTATTGCTTCTGGAATATATTTATCCCTTACAACTTCCATTTCAAAATTATATTGACTCATTTTTTCTACTAGCCACTCTACTGCTGTTTGTTTAGTTTCCATTTTGCTTTATGATTAAAATTCCACTCTTTGTATATCTGCCCGGTTCTAGTTTTTGATTCCAGTAATCTCTATCAACTTCCATTTCAAAGATTGGTTTGTTTACTTTTAAAACAAAGCGTTGTTCAATTTGCTTAATTTCTTTGGTTAGTACGTTATAAATTACTAAACCCGTGCAAATTATAGTAACGATGAACGTTAGTAGTTTGATTATCTTTATCATTTTTTTAGTGTCTAAAATAAAGTGAGTTGAACTTCTGGAGAATAACTAGAATCGTATTTTTGATTCTCTCCTTTTGGATAAGGTTCTATAATATAATTTAAATGCTTTTTAAAATTCTTTCTTTGATTGCCTATAAAAAAAACATATCTATGCTTTGACGATCTAAACTTCCTGATTGAATAATCAATTTCTTTAGAGTAATGCCTTGAATGGCTACCATCTTCAAAACCTATATCAGTTCTTTCTTTTGTTGATCCAGTATATATCCAATTGGTAGCTTGATAAATATATCCATGATGGTTCATGATTGTGTCAGCATAGCTAACAAGTATCATATTATCTGGGATTAATTTAAGGCATTTTCCAACAAAAAAAGATAAAGTGTTTTTTTCAAGATTATCTTCTACGCAAAGTCGATTTAATTCATAAACATATCTACTAAAATCTTTTCCGCAAATTCCATCGCATAAACTTGGACTAGCTGGCTTTCCAATTGTTAAAACTCCTTTTAAGATTTGGTCTTCATACAAGCCAAATGCAAAAGAAATAGAAGGAATGCGTTTAGCATAATGCTTATGCAATAACCAATCATAAGTTTGCGAGCTTTCTATACTAAGTACTTTGTATTTTTCTGTAATACTCATACTTCTATCGGTTTAATTTTTCCGTCCTTGTCAATCTCAGATTCAAAATTAACTAGGTCATTAATAAACTGCTTATAGGCAAGTGTCTTGCAAGCTACTTTAAATTCTTCGCCTTGCAAATGCTTAAACTTCTCTGCAATCCTTAGCTTGTCTTCTACTGGAGTTGTGTAAATGCCAAACTCTCTTAAATAATCGTAAAGAATATGTAAACCTCCAGCAATCCAAACAAACTCTTTTCTTGCCTCCTGAGCCTTTCTAATTTCATCTGCGTACATATTTGCAGTTTCAATACTTTGAGCCTTTAAAACGCTATCACAAGGCTTTGGCTTGGCAGGTTCTTCTTGCTTTGGTATTGATCTTGTCTCAGTTCTTGCATAATCTAAGTAAGCGTTTACAATTCTAGCAAAGTATTCGCATGAAAAGTTCTCGTAAGTCTTTACATCAACCGTAAATCGTCCAGCAACTGCAAGCTCAAATGCTAACTTAATTTCTTCAATTGTCTGATTTGCAAAGTTTGTCTTTATGAAATTTATTAAGACTAGCTTTTCTTCGTCCGTTGGTAGGTTGTTTCCTCTCAGTCCTACAAGTATCATTACATAACGAAGAACTTGCTTTAGGTCTTCTTCGTTTTGCTTTCTAATGGCTAAACCATTTTGAGCAGAAAGTATCTGGATGCCTAGACCTTTACCAATTTCGTAGGGCTTCCATTCTGTCGTGGCTAGTTCCCTTTGGTTTGTCGTTTGAATTTCCATTGTATTCTTTTTTAGGTTTAAATAATCCTTTCCAGTTTCCAGCCATAGCCGAAGAAATCATTTCAGAAAATTCTTGGTCATTACATTCTTCCCATTTTTTTAAGAAAGCTTCGAATCCCAATTTAGTATATTTTTCTTTCTTTTCTATTTTATAAGAAATCCATTTTTTTATTTCTTCAATCCTAAAATCTG